CAATAAAAAAGGGATGCAACTAGCACCCCTTTCTTTTTGCAATAGCAACTTGTTACACTTGCATATTTCTATTGTCAGTATTGGCAAGCCCCGGAATTACGCTATTAAGATTGCTTGCTAGTGGCGTAACTCTACTCCCTTGCGGTTGCGCTATGTTCCCGTTGGAACCAACAGGATTGATTGCGTTATTGCCACCGCCAAGACCGAGCATAGCGGCTGGTGCGATAGGAGATTCCACATCATCCATCTTAATGCCGATAAGCGATTCAATCTCCGACTTCAATTTTTCAAGGGTGATAACCGGACGCATCTGACCTTGCTCATCAGGCATGACCAGTTGCGACAGCGACAGCAGAATGTTATACAGTTCAGACTTACCCCTAGGCATTTCGTTGCCAATAACAACCTTAACATCAAAGTCAAGAGATTCCAGTTCGGGCGCACCGTCTTTTTCAAGATAGTCAAATTTCGGGAACGACTTATTTGGAGCGTTAGGATTCTTTTCTGCGAAACGTAGCGTAGTATTGGGAGAAACAGGAACTGCTTTGGGGGCTTTCGCGATAACGCCCATGTCAACAGATTCACTTCCCGAATCAATCCTGAACCAGTACGGCGCATCCCACTTGTCAAGGCACATCTTAATGGTGTACTTAGCCGCCCACTTCATGATCTCTGTGATATCTGCTTTCTTGTCAGAGATACCGACAGACGATTGCAGAACGCGGGATTGCGTAGAGGTAGCTGTTTCAGATGCGTATTGCTTCATTCCTGTCATGATGTCAGCAAAGCGGGTTGCCCTATCCGCTTGCGCCAACAGAAATTGAATCGTGTTCATTACGACAGGGCTTACACCTCTTGCTTCAACAGGACGCACGTTCTGATTGGGATTGTCACACAGAACAGGAATGGACGGATCGCTGTTAATCATTTCAGCGTCAATGTTGCCCTTAGGGTCGATATACAGTTTGGGTTGTGCGTTGTACCTAGCGGCAAGTTCTAGTTCGTCAGTGAGTTTGTTGACTGTCTTTTGCATAGGATACAGAATCAGCCCATCACCATAACCGTAGAAGTTGCCAAGCACAGGGATGCTTCGTGCAAATGCAAACGGATACTCATTGTCTACGCCCTCATATACAGGCTTATCTTCGTCTGATTCACGCAATACAAGACCGTTGGCATCCATTTCAATTAGCTGCAGATTGCTTTTTGGATTACTTCTAGTCCACACATGAAGGAGCATACATGAATCTTTATCGTCATTGGAAACATTAGGGGCAGAACCCTGATAGTTGTTGTATCCCGCCAGAACCGCATCACCGTATTCTTCGCCATACTCGTCACGGATATACGAGATAGGCACAAACCCGATCTCATGGATGATGTATTCTGCGTCTTGCAAGTCTTTGAAGTCTTTAATACGACCATCTACCAGTACGCTACGAATAGGCAACGCGGAAATGCGGGCATAGCCATCAGGCTTATTTCCCGTTCTGCCATATGCTTTCGCCCATGAAGCGGTAATCCAACAACCACCAAGAAGCAGGTATGACCGGATAGCATCTTTCATGTGCGCCATGAATCGCCCTTGCCGTTGCAGATAAGCAAACGCCGCAGATAGTTTCCGCATATACATTTCATGTGCAGGGTTGTCAGAAACAAACGTGAACTCCGCATTGGCGGTTGTCATATGCGCCGTCTGTCCCTCGATGCAAGGCGTAATCAGCGGAATAAACGAGTTTGGATAAGCGGGATCGTCAGGATTGGGATCACGCCCACACTCATATAGTTTTTCTATTTCTTCCCATTTGAACTTAGACGCAATTCCGTCAACCTCTGCCCTTCGCTTGAAGTACAGTTCGGAATAGTGTTCGCCACGGGTGCGTTGCTTGTCCGTCATAAGGGTGTTCCAAACAGAGTGTTTGAATCCCTGCTGTTCGTTACGATCTTCGTATAATGTAGTTCTAGCCATTCAATAGCCGCCTTTCAAGCAAATCAACCCTTATGCGCGTTGCGTCTGAACGCTTCCCACGAATAGAAGCCCTCTTTGTTTTTATATTTCTCCAATATAGCATCTTCTTCTTTCAATTTTACACTATCGTCCAAAGGCGGCTCACGCAGCTCGATAATGAGTTCTTCGTGTTTCTTGTCCATTTCGCCATGCAGAATAGCAAGTTCGTGCAATAGCATCTGCTTGTTTTCATCCATTCGCTTAAACACAGACCGGACAGCAAAGAACAATCCACAGACACCAATCCCAACAATAGCAATAAGGATAATTTCAACGGTCATACTTGTTTACCTTCTTCCTTTTTCCAATGACGAATGGCTTGTGTCCAAACCCATCCGAGTGCGTTTTCTTGTATTCCTGTAACTGTGTTCGTGTGATCTTGCCTTGCTTCATAGCGTCTTGCAATTCCCAGTCAAGCCAGAACCCCTCCACTTTCTCCATAGTTGCCACAATGCTTCGTGTCTGCTGTTCCCTTGCTTTCAGCCATATCGCAAATGCCATTACCAAATCGTCATGTGAACCTGCTGACGCACCCATAAAGATTCCCTTTGTCTTCCTTGCTGTTTGCGTAAACGAAAGCATTTCTCGGATTGTATCAGGGTCGTTTATCTTTGTAACATTTGTTCCAACCCATTCAATGCAGTTCTCTATGAGCAACTTCCTGTCACCTGCACCATTAGCGGTAGTACGCCAACCTAGTTTCTGTGCATACCCATCCGAGTATGCGTCAACAGGTGTTCCACGTTGATATATGTTAGTGTACTTCAAATCCTTAAATCTTTGCAAGAATGTTTCGCCCATATTTATTTCAGGACAGTATAGCGCATTATTGTACATCTTGCACAAGCCGTATGCCTGATACACCGCTTCTTCATTTCCTACTTTCACATGAAGCGTTGCCACCTGTTCATCCGTGAAGTTGTCACACACATGAGCCGCCACCCAGTCATCACCGGTTTCGCCAGATGGGTCTAGCGCAACCACATACGGATGCCCTGTTTCGGGGAACTTATATACTGTTATCTCGCCCTCTCCGCTACCTGTCTTGTAAAACTTGAACGTATCTGGTAATGCTATTGCGTCACGTTCGTCACGCTCATATGAGAATCTTCCTTTAACCGGAGGGTAGTTCCGATACTGCCGTTCCAGTTCAGTTAACCTGTCGTTCAGCATTGTAGCAGGGAACACAGACTGCCCTGCTACGCCCCATTGACCCAACGCATCAACCATGTACTTGTATGGGTTGATAAGTTTCAGTGATTCCAACTGCGCCGCGTATTCAGGCGTGACAAACTTATTGTCCTTGTATGTGGTTCTAAGATAAACATAATCGCCATTACTGGATGGAATAAGATATTCTTCAATAAATTTCTTTATTGGATGTGTTTCAAGCACAGGGTTAAATGTAAGACATAATCTTACAGGTTGCGTCATAGACCGCAAAGAGTTATTGACGGTAATAAGATCGTCCATGTTTTCAAAGTCCGTGGCTTCCTCTACCCATATATCGGTTAAGTCACCATCTTCAAACGTGATGGACTTGGCGTTCTCCGCATCTTCCATAGATACAAATAGAATTTTGTTCCCATTGATACAGGTTGCGTGCGGTCTTGGACTATCCACGCACCGCCATACGGTATCGGCACTACCTTTGAATAAGAACTTGATTGCTTTTTTAAGTTCAGCCCACTGTGAATCACCTGCTGAAATCTGCGTCTTTCTAAGACACAACAGGTTTCGTCCGGGGATTGTAGACAAATCCGTAATAACTTTTCTCGCAAAGTTTAGCGATTTCCCAGAGCCACGGCTTCCAAAGTATATTTCGTAGCGGTATATTTTCTTCCAGTATGGCAAGTAAGCATCGTTAATTGTGGATTTATCTATATTGACTGTAATAGATGGTGGTAATGATTTAGCCATTGAAGTATTGAATCCCCCTTAGAAAGATGGTACACTTATTATAATAACACAGCGACAGCAGTCGAAAGGATGGGTGGTATGGCAAATACTAACTACAACGCAAACCATAAGTCGAGGAACAGCGCGGACGAAGATTACCATTGTTTCAGTGGACGAATCGAAACGGACATTGAGTACGATCCTGAAAAAGACAATGGAAGAGGACAGAAGATTCCATTCGTCAAGTTCAGAATGATAAGCAACGCAAGCTTCAATTCATTCAAGCCGACAGCACACTATGACTGTACAGCATGGAACAAGACCGCCGCCAGATTGATTGCGCTTGGCATCACGAGAGGATATGGGCTTGTCTGTTGGGCGAAGTACAAAACAAATGTGTATGTTCCTAAAAGCGCAAAGACAGCAAAAGAAGATGAACGCAAGGATGTTGTTGTTCCGAACTTTGAGATTCAACGGTTTGTAATTAAGACGTTGCCGAAAGCGGAGCGTGAGGAACTGTTGGAAGAAACGGAGAGTGAGCAAGAATGAAATTGCTCATGTGTCAAACACCAGCAGAGGAATTAGTGGCAGACCTGTTTAAGGAATGGTCTAAACCGGAGCATGGTGGTATAGAAAATGTAATCGTGCTTGCTTTGACAGGAAAAGGCGAACCAGTACTTGGAGCATTGAACAGTTCTGACACTAGCACGCTATCCGATCTTCTCTCTTTTGCACAAGGATACATACAAGGAAAGAACGAAGCAATCGAGAACGCAATCTTTGAAGCAATAGCGAATGACTTCATTATAGAAGATGGTTCGGAGGATTATGATGAGTTGGGAGAATAGGGTAGATCAATTATTAAAGGATGGTAACAGCGTATATGAATCAGGAAAAGTCATACATAGAGAATGTTTCCCAGAAGAACCGGAAGCCCGCATTATCGAACGTGTGCGAGGTTATGTGCGTAGGCGCAACGAAAGGATTGGTCGCACTAGCATTAGTGATGCAACGGATACAGTCGAGCATATTGTTCTAAACAGAAACGATGATGGCTCCTTTCTTTCTGAACGACTAATCAAGATTGCTCTTGCAGATATGAAGAATCCAGATAGCGTGATGCTTGCGCATGGGTTCAATCCTATCGAATGGGAAATGGTTTCATGCAAGAACAACCTATGGTCAATGAACAGTTCGGAAGAGGACAAGGTAAACTGCCAAAGCAAGATCACTGTCAAGCCTAGAAAGAATCCAGAACTGACAGAACAGCAGATCAAAGAATTGTTCGATACTCTTGATAGGCAGTACGCATATTCCAAGCCATTGATTGTTAAGCGGGGCGCAAACAATATCGCAGTAATTAACATTGTTGATATGCACTTGGCGAAAATGGCATGGAGAGGAGATACGAGAAACGACTACGATCTCAAAATAGCACAGAATATATGGGCGCAGATCGTGTCAGACATCTACACAGAATTGATTCAGCGCAAAGACAGCATAGAATACATCCTGTTTAACTGGGCGCACGACTTCTTTCATGTAGATAACCAACAAAACACCACTACGCATGGAACCCCACAGGATGTAGACGGTAGATTGACAAAAATGTTCCGTATCGGATGCGAAATGTTAGTCAAAGCCATTGATTCCTTCTGCGACATAGCACCTGTAAAGACGTTCTGGTGCAAATCCAACCATGATACGGTGCATGGATACCACGCATTGTGTTTTCTGGAAGCGTGGTACAGGGAAAATGCCAATGTTGAAGTAAATTATGACGCATATCCACGGAAATACTACGAATACGGCAATAATCTGATCGGATTTTCGCATGGTTCAGACGAAAAGAAGAAGAATCTGCCTATGCTGATGCCATTAGAGGAACCGGAAGCATGGGGAAGAACCAAATACCGCTATTTTGAACTATCACACTTGCATAGCGAACAGGCAACAGAGGAAATGAACGGAATTTTAGTAGAAAGATTATCAAGCCCCACTGCTTCTGACGCATGGCACATTGATTCAGGGTATGTAGGCGCAACCAGAAAGGCTACCACACACATTTACAACAAGGAAACAGGCAGAAAGTACACTATTCAGACAGTCGTAGAGGAATAAGCAATAGAAAAGCCCCTAGCGCGGAGGTAACACTAGGGGCGATCTATGGAAAAGGAGCAGGGATGCTCCTATTTCTTTTTCTTGCAAGCCTTTTTCAGCTTCTTGCCCTTGCTTTTCTTGTTCCATTCGCCAACATTAACGCCCTGTCGCTCCAATTTCTTGCGGTTGGCGTTGAAGTACTTGCGTTGCTTCTCACTCTTGAAAGGCATCTTTATCCACCCTCACTCGTTTGTATGAACCCTTGCCCTTTTTCATCTTCATTTTAACATGACCACGAAACCAACAATGCACATTCAGCCACGATCTGGGTAGTTTTACTACCCTGTCTTTCTTATTCTTGCTCATAAATCTTCTTGCCAATAGCGGTTGCATACCGCACTTCCTCTTGCGAACCAATGGAATCCTCACTGTTGCGCAGTACATACACTGCATCTGCCACTTCTACCATAGCATAACAAATGACCATGTAGTCGTGCCGCTCCATGCCAATAGGCAACACCGCAGGATTAAGAACAATATGCCCGTAATGTTGCAAATACGATTCAGCCTTGTTGAATTCATTGTGATTATACCCAACAACGCCTGTCATTTTTCCGCTGATAAACACTTTCATCGGTTTTGCACGTTCAATATCCATTCAACCTTACCTCCATGCTAATATCGTACCTGATATGTGCATAATTGTCAATATGTGCTGTGAATCCGCGTGAGCCTGCGTGAGCGTTTT